TATGATAAGCAAAAGAACTTTGTAGACAGGTTAGCTGTAATGGCGAGAGATTTAGGTGTGCACATTTTCTTAGTCTGCCATACAAAAAAGTTATCAGAGGATTTTGATGTTCCTGAAGCGAATCATATTTTGGGCTCTTCACACATCCGTAATTTATCAGATAATGTTGTTGCTATATGGCGTAACAAGCATAAAGAAAGACGTATGGCAAACAATGAGTTGACTGATGAGGAGATGCGTATTATTCCTGATGCTAAACTTTGTATTCAGAAACAAAGAAATTATATTGGGGAGAATAGTGAAGCAATAATTAATTTTTGGTATGACAAAAAGTCATTACGATATAAGGAAAGACCATGACAACAATGAATGATTTTGTGAAAAGTATTAAAGAAGTTTTTGGTAAAGAAATAGCGTATAGAGTAAAAGCAAAAGATGGCAGAATTTTTAAATCGAACAATTGGGATTCTGCTGTAAAGCGTTTAAACATTAAAAGACGTGATAAGTAAAACAAATTAGACAAATGTTTTAATTAGGGTTAATATTAGATTGTCATATATTTTTAGGAGATTATTATGAGTGCATTAAATGACAAAATAGATTATATTATTTTTGAATTAACAAAAATAACAAATGATTTAGATAATTTAAACAAAGAATTAGATAAACAAGATAAGATTGTAAAGGCTAGAGAAGTAGCTGACTTACAATTTTATAACAAAAATAGATTACTTAATAATGGGGAGAATTATGAGTAAATATAATGAATTACGCAAGATTGATGTATCGCAACACATAGAATCAAAAAACGGGTTTAATTATTTAAGTTGGGCACACGCAGTAGATGTTTTGCTGCAACATGACCCATCAGCGACATGGGAGTATCGTGAACCTGTTAATTACAACGACACCTTTATGGTGTTTTGTAGTGTAACGGCTTTCGGTAAGACAATGACAGCTCATTTACCTGTATTGAACTTTCGCAATCAAGCGATAAAATCTCCCGACTCAATGCAGATAAATACAGCTATGCAACGCTGTCTTGCCAAAGCCATTGCTCTTCAAGGTATTGGTTTATATGTTTATCAGAACGAAGATATACCATTAGGCTCTCCTTTAGAGCTTATAGAAAAAACACATGCAGAGCAAGGTATTACTGGAGCAAGAGCTTTGTATAACCGTATGTCTGTGGAAGATAGAAAAGAGTGTGAAGAATTTATTAGAAAACTTAGGGAGAATAATGATGGAACAGAGAAGTGATGAGTGGTTTCAAGCAAGACTAGGCAAAGTAACAGCAAGTCGTTTAAACGATGTTATTGCAACAATTAAAAGTGGAGGTGAGTCTGCAAGTCGAAGAGGTTACAGAACGCAATTAGTAACTGAAAGACTTACGGGCTTACCTACTAAAACATTTGTAAATGATGCAATGCAACATGGAATAGATACGGAAGATGAAGCTAGAAACTTTTACATCTTTCAAAGAGATTTAGTAGAGGAGTGTGGTTTTTATACACATCCTACTATTGAAATGTCAGGTGCAAGTCCTGACGGGCTTACAGGTGGGGAAGACGGTTTAATTGAAGTCAAATGCAGATTACCGCATAACCATACTGAAACGCTTATAAGCCAACAAGTGCCCAGCCAATACATTAACCAAATGCAATGGCAGTTGGCTTGTACAGGCAGGAAATGGGTTGATTATGTAAGTTATTGTCCTGTGTTCCCAGAACATTTAAAAATGTTTGTAAAAAGGGTTGACAGAGATGACAATATCATTAATATGTTAGAAACTGAAGTCAAGAAGTTTTTGGTAGAAGTAGATGACACAGTAAAATTTTTAAATAAAGGAGTGCAGTAACATGGCTAAGAAATTATATAATATGGCTGTAAAGTCTGGAGTTTACACCAATGCAAGTGGCGAGTCTAAAAACAGGTACGTCAATATTGGTGTGGTTATGGCAACAGACGATGGTGGGGCTTTTGCTTTACTGGAGCCACATATTAATTTAGCAGGGTTTAATCGTGGAGACAATGATAATGTTATGGTTTCCTTGTTTAAACCTGATAATGAAACTAACAATAAATCTAAACCGTCTAATGATATAGATAAGATGGAAGATGATATACCTTTTTAGGAGAAATTATGTTTAGTAAACAAGCACAAGCAAAATTAAAAGCCGCTGCTAGTGGTTCTGAAAATGGTGACTCTTGGGATTTATTGTCGCCACAGGAACAGAAAAAGTATATTGAAGCAGGAGATAAGGTTTTGTTAGAGTTAGTACAAACAGAGCCTGATGCTTTTTCACATGAAGGGTGGTTAGAGCTTATGAAGAAGTTGAAGAAAGCAAAGAAAAAAGGGGAACGATAAGTTCCCCTTTTCTTTAATTACTTATTCATTACATACATTGTAACTTCAAAGCCAAAACGCATCTCAGTTGCTGATGGTGTTGTCCACATAGTGTATCTCCTTTCATAAGTTGATTCACTAAATCGTTGGAGAGTAAGCACAAGTCCAACTTGAAGTGTAGCTAAATTGTACAAAAATTTAGTGTATTGGTAAAGAGTATTTGTATGAGTGAGACCTAATGAAATGTATTAAAAAAGGAATTTACTTATGAAATGTATTATTGCAATAGGAAGCTATACAGTAATAATATTAAGTATGTGTTTTTATGGTTATGTTTTTATTAATACTGATAAACATAATTATGAATGTAAAAAAGGAAAACTATTTAAAAGTGCAACGCCTGATAGTTTTGTTTTCGTTAAAACTCGTGATGATTGTTTTGACAGTCGTGATGAGCCATTAATAAAGGAGATAAAAAAATGAATAATTTTAAAGTACAAAAATTAGTTGGACAGTATTTTCACACTTATAAATATGACAATGAAACTAATCAATTAGAAATAGAAAATCAAGGGTGTGTTGAGGGAAAAGTAACTGACGAATATTACATTTGCCAGCTATTTAGTTTTATTGATGGAAGCGAAACTAACAGCAAGTTAGTTCACATAAAAGATATGAAAGATTGGAGATTTTATAAAACAAATACACTTATGAACGAAAAATATAAATATTATCAACCAAATTATATAGATAGATTGGCTAATTGTAAGGAGGCAGCATGAGTGACAATATAAACCCAGAACATTATAAGCATGGCGGAATAGAAACAATTGAATATATTAGAGCCAAGATGACTAAAGAAGAGTTTTATGGTTATCTTAAAGGCAACGCTTTGAAATATATAAGTCGAGAAGGATTAAAATCTGAAAAGATATTAGATAAGATAGATGATATAAAAAAAGCAATATGGTATCTTGAACAGATGGATAAAGTTCATAAAGAAGAGTTGGCTGTGTTAGAAGCTAAAGCTAAAGCTGACGAATGGATTGATGACGAACTACATGACGAAGCGTAAAACAGGAATCGATTTAGGCATTAAACCATTCTTGTGCCACAAATGTGGTAAGGAAGCTGTGTTTTTTGATACAGATAAAAACTGGTACTGTGGAATAATTGTAGGTTTTGGTAATATGAATTCTAAAGGATATTGTAAGAATGACAAAGAAAAAAGAAGAACCAAAGAAGGAAATTAAAGTACATAACTTCAAATGGGAAGGGATGCCATACACAGTTACATTTATTCCTAATGAAAATGGATGGGATTTTCAGTTAATGTACGAACAAACATACAAGGTGATAACAAAAGGAAAAATATAATTGCTAGAGTTTATTCTTGTTATGTATTTAGAAACGGAAAAAGTTTACATAGGAACTTTTGAAAGTTGTAATGATGCAGAGCGCTATATAAGAGAGAATTTACCGCCAAGAAAAGTAGATTATGGCTGTTTACACAGGAACTTTATACACTTACCAAAAGACCTTAAAGAAAAATATATTTTTTATAGAAATGATTTAATTGTAAATTTGGAGAATAATGATGAGTAAAGGCTCAGGTCGTAGACCTTCAAAAGTATCAGATGATAAAATTCAAGAAGCATGGGAACGTATTTTTAAAACAACAGAAAAATTAAAGGAAAAAGATGGCAAAGATGAGTCCGACACAGTTAAGCCTAAAGCATCTAAGAGAGAGTGGTTGGACAACACTAGCGATTGTTGAGTATTGGAACCCGTTTGCTAGGGTTCGTAAGGACTTGTTTGGTTTTATAGATATACTAGCTATCAATGAAGAGGGCAAGGTACTAGCTGTACAAACAACAAGTTATACAAATATTAACGCTAGATGTAAAAAGATTGCAGAAAACGATAATGTTAGCAATGTTAGAAAAGCAAACTGGGCAATAGAAGTACATGGCTGGAGAAAGAAAGATAATAAATGGGAAATTAAAATTGTGGACGTTTCATAATGGA